GGTTTCTATTACCGGTAGAAATGCTAGATTAGTATCTGCCTTACAAAACAAATTAGATGAAGCTGCCTTCCAAATCCAAATGAATCGACAAATGCAAGAACAAGAGCGTATTCAAGCAGAACAGGAACGTCAACACCAACTTGAACTTCTTATTGCAAAAGAAGCAAAGAAAACAAGTAAGACACCTTCTAACTAATATGTATTATTGATATTATTGGCCCGAAAGGGAAGTGGGCTAGACAATTCTAGTAACCAACCATAATAATTTTTATGCCAAACTGGAAAAAACTAATATACTCAGGTTCTGCTGCCGTTCTATCTAACGTATCAGCTTCATCCTATACAGGATCATTTACAGGATCATTATCAGGCAGTGTTGCTGGTACTGCTTCATTTGCAACAACAGCATTAAATTTATTAGGTAGCGTTACTTCAGCATCTTTTGCTAGTACAGCATCTTTTGTTAATACATTAAATCAAAGAGTATTAATTACAGGAAGTTTAACTATAGGATCTGGTTCATTAGGACCCAATGAAAATACTTTAACTTTAGGAGCTCGTGATACTTCAAATGAAGGAGGACAAATTGGATTTAGCGCTCCCGGAGGAACTTACACTTCAGCTTCATTTATTGATCTATATCAAAACAGATTAAGAATACTAAAAGGTACAAATGCTGGAAGTACTGGAGAAGTTGCTTGGTGGAGTATGCATAACCTACAAATGGCATTACCCGGATACAACAGTGTATCAGCATTCCCAGGTACAGCAGTAGCTGTTTTATCTGTTGACACATCAGGTAATGTTTTAACATCATCCCCTGTAATATCTTTTAATAGCCAAGGAGGTAGTTATGCTTTAGCATCAACAGATGCTGATAAATTAATTGAAATGAATAGTGCTGCCCCAAACACATTAACAGTTCCAACTAATGCATCTGTTCCTATAGCTGTGGGTACTCAATTTATGGTTGTACAACAAAACACAGGTCCTACTACTATAGCACCAGCAGGAGGTGTTACTTTAAATAGTGCTGGTGGATTATTAAATTTAGCAAGTCAATATTCTGCTGCAACTTTAGTAAAACGAGCAACAGATGAATGGTATGTATTTGGAGATTTAGCATAATATGTTTTCAAGAGCATTTATAGGTATTATAGCATCATCTAGAGGAGGAGGGGTAGTTTTAACTCAATCTATTATTTATGATGACCCTAATTACTATCCTGCAGGTTCAGGAATTGATGCTTGTAATCCAAATCCCTTACCTCCACCAGACCCACCACCAATGCCAACCCCTATTGATATGTGGTACTCAGGTACAGGAGGTATTGGAGACTTTATTTATTATGATGCTGCCGGAACTATTCCAGTTAATGGGGCTTTTGGATGGTGGAAAACAGATATAACAGGTCCTCCTCTCTCAGTACAGTTAAGTTTTACTGGAGAAATTATTGACACTTATTCATGTTAATTTGGAAATTTAAAAATAATTACATATATTTATAATATATAGTAATTTAAATAAAAATATAACGTTATAAAAATAAAACATGGAACCAGTTACTTTAACTATCGAAGAAATCGAGAAATTCAAAGAATTTCAAGCAAAAAACCAAGAATTAATTAATTATTTGGGTCAAATTGAGTTGCAAAAACTTAATCTTGAACTAAGTAGAGACCAAATCAAACAAGACATGATTGGCATGAGTGATGAGCAAAACAAATTTGCACAAGACATTCAAACTAAATATGGTGAGGGTCAAATTGACATTGAAAAAGGAGTATTTATTCCTTTTGCTCAATATAATCAATAATTAATTTTAACTTCTAAACAAGCACCTCTTAATGGGGTGCTTTTGTTGTCTTTGTTAATATTTATAACATATGGCAATATTATCTAAAACAGGAATAACAACCGGAGCCACTATTCAAGTAGGTCATGTAACTCAATCTATAGATGCTTTTACAGGTACTACTCAATATGATATCATATTATCGGGTTCATTAACTATAACAGGTAGTACAAAAATCACTGGCAGCATCTCAGGATCGAGTTTTACAGGTTCATTTACAGGTTCATTAAATGGAGACGCTACAGCAGCAAGTTACATCAACAACAACAACTTACCAGGTTATGCTCCTAAAGGAGGTGGTGGTAATTTTCTTCCTGGAAGTTTAGGTATACTAGCAGGTTCTATTACTTTAGCATCAGGAATCAGCTCAGTAATTAATCCCCTAGCACTAACAGGCAGAACATTTCAAACTCAATATTGGGTTACAGCAACTAAAGCATCCGGTTCAACCTCCCCAGGTAATAATGCTTTAATGGTAGAAGAAACAGCTCCAAACTCAGGTGCATTTTTAATTAAAGATATAGGTGCTTCTACAAATGATGATGTAAATTTTATTGTTGTTTATATAAAATTATAATAATGAATTTTATTCTTAATTATTACGGTTTTAATTAATTTTTTAAAAACTTTTAACATATTTATAACAGAATAAAAACTTAAGAAAATGGCATCAACTTTAATATCACCTGGCGTACTAGCATTAGAAAATGACCAGTCATTTATTTCCCAACAGCCAATAACTGTTGGAGCCGCTATTGTCGGCCCGACTGTAAAAGGTCCTGTAGAAATTCCTACAATTGTTACTTCATATAGTCAATATCAAAACATCTTTGGTACGACTTTTACAAGTGCAAGTAATGTTTATTCTTATTTCACATCAATTGCAGCTTACAATTATTTTGTAAATGGTGGAGAAACATTATTAGTATCAAGAGTAGCATCAGGGTCATATACATCAGCAACATCTGCAGCAAGTGGTAGTAACACATCTGGATCTTTCATTTTAGAAACTCTTTCTGAAGGTATTATAATGAACAGTTCAAGTTCATTAGACATATCAGGTTCATTAGAATCAGGTTCAATAGATAATATTAGATGGGAAATTCAAAACGCAGATACTTCATCTGGTACTTTCTCATTATTAATCAGACAAGGTAATGATACAACTAATAATAAAATTGTTTTAGAAACTTGGACAAACTTATCATTAGATCCTTTTGCCCCTAATTATATTGCTAAAGTAATTGGTGATTATACTTTAAATTACAATGGTACTAATAACCAAATTGAAGTATCTGGTTCTTATCCAAATGCTTCTAAATATGTTAGAATCAAATCAGTAGTTTCTTTAACCCCTAACTATTTTGATAACAATGGTATAGCAAAATCAGCATTTACATCTTCAGTTCCTGTAAACACAAGTGGTTCATTCACAGGAGCTATTGGTACAATATCTACAAATGGTCAATATTATGATGCAATTACTGATGGTAACAGATCTCAAGGTATTCCAAGTGCTAGCTATAATAACATGATCAGTTTATTATCAAATGCTGATGACTACAGATTTAATGTGTTGTTAACTCCTGGTTTATTTAACTCATTACAAACTTCTCAATGTACTTCAATTATTACTAATACTCAAAACAGAGGAGATAGTATTTTTGTATTAGATTTAGTACCTTATGGTTCAACTGTAGTAACTACAAACACACAAGCTGCTTCTCGTAATACTTCATATGCTGCTTCTTATTGGCCTTGGGTTCAAGTAGTTGATCCTGATAGAGGAGCAAGCGTTTGGGTTCCAGCTTCAACAGTAATCGGTGGTGTTTATGCATTCAATGATTTAGTAAGTGAGCCATGGTTTGCACCTGCTGGTATTAACAGAGGTGGTTTATCTCAAGTAATTAGAGCTGAACAAAAATTATCACAAGCTCAAAGAGATACTTTATACACAGGTAAAGTTAATCCAATTGCTACTTTCCCAGGAACTGGAACTGTAGTATATGGTCAGAAAACATTGCAAACTCAAGCATCAGCTCTTGACCGTGTAAATGTTCGTCGTTTGTTAATTGCTTTAAAAACTTATATTTCTCAAATTAGTAATACTTTAGTATTTGAACAAAATACAATTGCTACAAGAAATAGTTTCTTAGCTCAAGTTAATCCTTATTTAACTTCAGTACAACAAAAACAAGGTTTGTATGCTTTCAAAGTAGTAATGGATGATTCAAATAATACCGCAGATGTAATTGATAGAAATCAATTAGTTGGAGCTATTTATATTCAACCTACTAAGACTGCTGAATTTATTTACTTGAACTTCAACATTTTACCAACAGGAGCTACTTTCCCAGCATAATTTTTTAAAGACAAAATATTTATAACAAAACAATAAAATAAAATGGCAATTTTAAATCCAAACGAAATATTTTTTACCGCTTTTGAACCAAAATTAAAGAATAGATTTATTCTTTATGTTGATGGTATTCCAGCCTATTTAATTAAAGGTGTGAGCGGAATGGGTTTCTCACAAGAAGAAATCACATTAAACCATATTAATGTTTACCGTAAAATCAAAGGTAAATTAAAATGGAATGATTTGACTTTAACATTGTTTGATCCTATCACTCCATCAGGAGCTCAATCAGTAATGGAATGGGTTCGTTTACACCACGAATCAGTAACAGGACGTGACGGTTATTCTGATATGTATAAAAAAGATTTAACTATTAATGTATTAGGTCCAGTTGGTGATATTATTTCTGAATGGGTTATTAAAGGTGGATTTATTAAATCAGCTGATTTTGGTGAGTATAACTGGGATACAGAAGCTGAAGCTCAAAACATTTCTATGGTATTAGGAATGGATTATTGTGTATTGAATTTCTAATTAGAATTAAAAATAAATTTAAAGAGGCTCGCAAGAAATTGCGAGCTTCCTTATTTTTCATATATTTATACATGACAATAAAGTTATAACTAATTATCTATGGAAGAAAATAAATTCAAATTCCCTACCGAAATGGTAGATTTACCTTCAAAAGGTCTATTGTACCCTGAAGGACATGCTTTATCTTCTGGTCAAGTTGAAATGAAATACATGACCGCTAAAGAAGAAGACATTCTAACCAATCAAAATTATATTAAACAAGGAGTAGTAATTGACAAATTACTTCAATCTCTTATTGTTACTAAATTTGATTTTGATGACTTATTAATAGGAGATAAAAATGCAATTATGATTGCAGCTCGTGTTTTAGGTTATGGTAAAGATTATTCTTTTACTTATGAAAATGAAGAAATTACAGTAGATTTAGCAGAATTACCTAATATTGATTTAGATGAATCTATAGTAACTAAAGGAATCAATTCCTTTAAATATACATTACCAACTTCAGGTACTGAAATCACTTATAAATTGTTAACTGGTAAAGATGAAAAATTAATTGATAGTGAAGTAAAAGGTCTTAAACGTATTAACAAAAATGTTTCACCTGACTTATCAACTAAACTTAAACATCAGGTTATAGCTATTAATGGTGATGAAGATAAAAAAACTATTCGTGATTTTGTAGATAATTATTTTTTAGCTAAAGATTCAGCTGCTTTTAGAACTCATATAAAACAAACTAGTCCTGATATTAAAATGACTTTTATACATAATGGAAGTAACGGTGAAGAGGAGGTCATCATTCCATTACAGATTCAGTTTTTTTGGCCTGACGCAAGAGTATAGGTTTAATTTATTTAAACAAATACATGAGATAGTATTTCATGGACGAGGTGGGTATACTTATGAAACTATTTATAGTATGCCTATTTGGTTAAGAAGTATTACTCACCGTTTTATTATTGAATCTATAAATCAAGAAAATGAAGCACAGCAAAAAGCATATAAAGGTGCTTCAAATAGTAAAGGAAAAAGTACCTCTACTACTGATATAGACTTAAACAATCCATCATAGGGCATCAAAAAATGATGCCCTTTAATATTTATAATATATAATAATCCATGGCTAAAAAAGAAGAAATACAAAAAAATATTGTTGTAGATGTAAATAAATCTTTATCTGAGCAAATTAGTTTAGTTTCTCAACTCCAGGATCAAATGTCTCAAATTCTTAAAATTTATAAAGAAAAAGGGACATTAGATAAATTATCTTTAGATAATGTTAAAGCAGTAGCTGCAGCTACAAAGGCTATGAAATCTGAATATGATTCTGTAAAAGAGGTTCAAAAAGATATAGCTAAAAATGCCAAATTACAAAATGATTTAGAAAGACAAAAATTAGCATTATATAAACAAGGCGGTGAATCATTAAAAGATGAAATGACCAGTTTTAAAAATAAAGAGAATGCTGTTAAAAGAGCAGAAGATATTTTAGCTAAATATGTTAAACAACAACAACTAGGAGTAAAAGGAGCAGATAAATTAGTAGCTAGAGCCCAAGCCAATGTATCCATTCAACAAAAAAACTACTCAAATGCAATAGATATTTTAACTCCTGAAGCTGAACAAGTTAGATTATTAGAACAAGCAGCACAACTTAATGAAGATAATAATCAGATTTTACAAGAACAACTTCGTACTAGAAAAAATTTAGAAAATGCTGAAAAAGGTCTTGTAACTTTAACAGGAAATTTAGGCAAATTATTTGATAAAATAGGTCTTAGTGGAGTTGGAAAAGTATTTACAGAGTCAGCTGAAAAATCTAAAAAGATGATTTATGAAGCTACTAATGGCGGACAAACAACTATTAGTACTTTTGCTAAAATGAAAATAGCAGCTAGTTCTTTTGGCGCTGCTCTTAAAGTAGCTTTAGGTCCTATGGCTATGATAGGTCTTATTGTTAGTTTATTCTCTAAAGCTAAAAATCTAGCAAAAGAATCAGGTGAGTATATTAAAAAACTTGATCAACAAACAGCAGATTTTGGAAGATCATTAGGTATATCTGGTCGTAAAGCTGCTGCTTTAACTAATGAAGCCAGATCCATGGGCGCTGCTATGGGTATGACTTCAGATATGGCTACTCAATCTGCTGGGGCCATTTATGGTGCTTTAGAAGGTGCTGAAAAAGTAAGTTCTAAAACATTAAATACATTTATGAAGTTAAATGTATTTGCAGGAATGTCTGCAGATAGTTTAGCTTCTATTTATAAATTATCTAAATTAACCGGTCAACCCGCTGAAAAAACAGCAGAAGCTATGGCTTCAACCGCTCGTGAATCTATAAAAGCTAATAAAGTTAATATTAGTATGAAACAAGTTATGGATGGTGTTAGTAAAGTATCAGCTACTATGAAATTAAATTTTGGTGGTTCTGCTGAAGGATTAACAAGAGCTTTTATACAATCTAAAAAATTAGGTTTAGAGTTAAGTAAAGTAGATGATATTGCTAGTAGTTTATTAAACATTGAGGATTCAATTGCTGCTGAAATGGAAGCAGAATTGATGACCAATAAAGATTTAAATCTTGAAAAAGCAAGAGAAGCAGCCTTAAATAATAAAAATGGAGAATTAATGACCGAAATTGCTAACCAATTTGGATCAATTGAAGAGTTCCAGAATATGAATCGTGCATCTCAAGAATCATTTGCTAAAGCTATTGGTATGTCTCGTGATGGATTAGCAGATATGTTGGTTTCATCTAAAGAAAATGAAGCAAAAAATACAGATTTGGTAGATACTCAACAACAAAGTTTAGCAGCTATGCAATCTCAAGCTTCAACAGCAGAAAGAATGGCGGTACAAGATGAAGCTAGATTAGCAGCCGCCGGGAAATTAGGAGCAGAACAACTTAAATTAGAAGAGAACATGAAAAAATTAGAAACAATTGGTACTCAAATAATAAGTAATTTTGCTGCTCCTATGTTAGAAAAAATGGTTGCAGTTGTAGATAAAGTAGTAGAGTTAATTGATAGATTTAAAGAAGCAAGAGCGGAAGGAAATGGAATATTTGATTCTATAACTAAAGTATGGCAAGCAACAGATACTTTTGGAAAAGTATTATTGGGGGTTGTTGGTATTTTAACTACTATTAAAGGTATTATGTTTGTTGTTAATACTTACCAAAAAATAGCAAATGGTTTTGCTACTGCTAAAGTAGGTATTCAAAAATTATTAAATATAGAATTAGTTAAAGAAGGAGCTCAAATGCTTAAAAATGGAGCTAGAGCAGCTTTAGATTTTGTTAAAACTGTAGGTACAGCTATTATGAAAGCAATTAGTTCATTATCCTCAATTCCAGTTATTGGTTTTGGATTAGGTATAGCAGCAGGTGCAACTATTGCTGGTTTAGCGGCTAAATACATGAATGATGGTGTTATATCTCCAAAATCAGGAGGTAGCGGATATGGTGATAGAGTATTGTACGGTCCAGAAGGTGCTATTTCATTTAATAATAAAGACACTATTGTAGCTGGAACTAACTTATTTGGAGATGATGTAATGAGTGGACCTAAAGACTCAATAAATATGGGTGGTGGAGCTTTATTACAAGAAATGAAAGCAATTAAAGCCGTTATGGATCAAATACTACATCATGAAGGCACTGTTTATTTAGATGGTAGCAAAGTAGGCAAAGCATTAACTTTATCAGGTTACAGAATGTAAAATATTCATATTTATAAACAAAACAAACTATGGCAATTTTAGATAAATTAAACACTCAAGGTTCAACTTTAAAGAAAACCTCTACTGCTTATGCCCAACAAACTAAATTAGTTGGTTTATTACCAAAATCTTTATTAGATTTAGATGGTAAAACTCCAAAAAATACCTACAAAAATACAGCTCCCGAAAAACAAGGTGGTAGAATTTAATGGGTTTACTTACTCAAAAGACTGACCTAAAATCGTTAAAATACGGTAGTGATAGATTCGATGGTGGATCTAGTGGTCAGCCTTTTGTTAAGACTCCTATAGCTCCATCAGTACAAGGTGGTTCACCTCCAACACTTCCTTTTGGACCTGAGGCTTTAATAGGACAAACAGGAGGAGTAGACCAACTTGTTAGAGGAGGATTTTTATTACCTACTAAATTATCAGATGATGTTCAAAGAATATCTAAATTTTTAATAACTGGTCAAGGTCTAGAATTCTTAGCTAAACAACAAGGTTTATATATTGCTGACCAGATTAGATTATATGGTCCTGATGTAAGAAATTGGAGAGAGGCTTATAATCCTCTTTCTCCTATTGCTAACACTGCTTTAGCTCCAACTGGATTTCATTTAGCTAATATATTTGAATTAAAAGGAAAATACAGTGACAATATTCCTCGTGAAGGTGTTTATAAAGAAGGTAAAACCTATTTATTAGATAAAAATAAAAAAGCAGCTACTATTAATGATAGAACAGATGCGGTAACTGCTAAATCTTTATACAAAGCCCAATCTGTAAATCCTGAATTAAAAGATACAGTTGATTTTAGAATAGTAAAAATAGACAATTCAGGAGAAGGTAATAATACATACATTCATTTTAGAGCATATATTGAAGGATTATCTGATTCTTATAAAGCAGATTGGGGTACTACTAAATATATGGGTAGAGGTGAAAATTTTTATTTTTATAATGGATTTGATAGAGAAGTAAGTTTTAAATTCCAAGTCCCAGTATTATCAAAATATGAGCAAAAACAAGTTTTTGCTAAATTAAATTATTTAGCTTCTTTATGTGCTCCGGATTATTCTCAAGGTGGATTTATGAGAGGTAATATAATTAAATTAACTATTGGAGACTATTTAATAGATGTTCCTGGAATATTTCAAGGATTAACATATGCTATTAATGATGATGCTGGTTGGGATATAGCAAAAAAAGATGATGGTGCTAAAATGAGTATAAATGAAGGAGATACAGGTGGATGGGTTATGCCAAGACTTATTGAAGTAAGTGGATTTACTTTTAAACCAATTCATAACTTCATACCAAAAACAGTAGATGAAAACTATATTAATACTAAAAATGGTGCTTATGTTGATGCTCCCTTTATTAATTATGGTAAATTATCTGGAAAAACAGACAATGAAGGAGGATATAGTTATTTTAGACCACAATAAAGATGCCTAGTAGATATACATCAATAAATACTATTTTAGATAAAGTACTTGTTTCTAAAAATGAAACTTTAGGATATCAAACAGTAAAATATCCTGAGATACCTCTGTCTATAAATGATATTTATGTTATAACAACAGAAGGTGATAGATTAGATTTACTAGCACAACAGTTTTACAATGATATAAACTTATATTGGATTATTTCTTCTGCAAATCCTGATTATATAAATTATGGTTCATTATTTATAGCAGCTGGAACTGAATTAAGAATACCAACAGACATATCTACAATAAAGTTTTTATTTAACCAATTAAATAACATATAATGCCAAAAAAAGGTAACATAACAGGTGAACCTTTTGATAAAGAGGTTGTTGATCAAATTGAAGCAAGGCAAATATTTTTAGGAACTAATCCTAAACAAGATAAACATTTAATTTATCAAAATAATAAAACAGCATTTTTAAGGTTAGCTTCATCTATTAAAATAGATGGTTACAGTGAATCAACTGCTGAAAAAATATTAGAAGAAAGAGGAATTTCACAATTATACACAGGAGACAAACTAGCTAAATCCTCAGTATTGTTTGGGGGAGTAGTAAGTATAGGTGATAATAACACTGCTAAACTTAATTATGGATTAAATGAAGTTTTTGACTTTAATAATCCTTATAATGGAGCATACGGTTGGGGAGGAATTGAAACTCAAGGTTATAGACCAATGCCTGGTATTGAAAGTGCTAATATTAGTTTTTATAACAGAGGAGCATTAGCAAGGGCAGATATAAAAATCAAAGTATTTACAGTTGAACAACTTCAAGTATTTGACTTATTATATTTAAGAATAGGTTATTCAATGTTACTTGAATGGGGCCATAATGTTTATATAGATAATGATGGTAATCTTGTAAATAGAGATACTTTCTCAACTATAGCTTTTGATAAATTCTTTTCAGAAGGATCAACACAAAACAATGTTTTAGATGCTATTAAAGAAGAAAGAAAAAAATCATTATACAATTATGATGGTATGATTGGAAAAGTAACTAACTTTACTTGGAAATTTAACACTGATGGTTCTTATGATATTGATTTAAAATTAGTTGGATATGGTGATTTAATAGAAGCTTTAAAAATTAATACAACAAGAAAAAAAGGGGAAAAAGATGAGAAACAAACTCCTGATTCTACTTATTCTCAACAGTTAACTGCAAAACAAAATACATTAAAGAAAACTAGAGAAAAACTTCAAGCTGACATAAGTAAAGATAAACAACAACCTAGTATGTTTGGTTCTATACCTAATAATCAAGAAGAGTTAACTGTTTTTAATGATAAATTTAAACAATTACAAAAAGATGTTGATTTTAGAATAAAAAACAATAACAATAATATTACTTTAGCATATGCAGAAACTATTCAAAATGCTAATTTAACAGATATAACTTATTATATAGCTAAAAATTATATTGAAGGACAATCTGCTTCAAATCAAACAAATAAACAATATTGGGAAAATTACGCTAAACGAATAAATGATTTAATAACTGATGAACAATCTAATACTACAGCTGTAACATCAAATCAAATAGCTCCCCAAGCCGCACGTGAAAATAAAGATAAAACTGTTTTTAATGATCAATTATATAATTGGATCTCATCTTTAAAAAGTAAAAAAGATACTGATCCTAAAAATTTATGTACTTTATCATTCAAAGCAAAATCAGATGATACAGCAGGATCTAATAAACAATCTTTAACTATTAATCAGTATTATGTTAGATTAGGTTATTTATTGGATTGGATGGAAAAAAATCTTTTAGTTTATGATGAAACTAAAAAAGATGAAAATGGAAACCCAACCCCACTATTTAACTTTGATACAAACCCAGAAAATAACTATTGTAAACGTTTTCCTTATCAAATCCCAGCTGATCCTTTTATATGTTTAATACCTACTAAAAGCCCAAACTGGGAATATTTAACAGGAAAAGGAAATAGTCTTAACTTAAGTAACTATTTTGTTGATGGTAAAGATAATTTAGGAAGAGTCATGAATATTTTTGTTAATATTGATTTTATTGCTAAAACATTAGAGCAAGGAGTTGATGTTAATGGAAAATCTAACTTAGTTAAATTTTTGGCTGATTTATTAAATGGTATCAATGATTCTTTAGGTAATGTAAATAAATTAGAAGCCCAATATGATAGTGAATACAATGTTATTAAAATTATTGAAGGTAGTAAATTAGATGATGCACAAGAAAATGCTAACCCTATGGCTATTTTTGAATCATACGGTGTTAAAATAGGTAATAAAGGCAGTTTCTTAACAAATGTTGACTTCCAAGTACAATTACCTCCTAACATGGCAGCTATGGCTACTATTTCAGCCCAAGCTTCTGGTAATATTGTTGGTGAAAATGCTACTGGTTTATCTAAATTAAATAAAGGATTAGTTGATAGGATTGTAACTACAAAAATAGATGCTTCATTAGTTGGTTTAACTAAAGAAGGAGGTAAAGATGACCCTGAAATTTTCCTAAAAAAGAAAATAAATCAAATTGGTAATTTTTTAAAAGAGTTATATACTAATAATTCTTATCAAAAGAAAAATGTTGAGTCTTTAAAGTCCATAAATCGAGATGTATCTTTATACACTACAGGAGGTGATGCTGAGAAAAATAAAGCATCTTCCCCATTCTTTATTCCCTTTAATTTATCCTTAGAAATGGATGGACTATCAGGAATGAGAAATTATGAAAGATTTGCTT